TATGTATGGTTTAATTCTAGTTCTCCCATCTTCCAGCATTTCAACTTTACTATGACAGGTTACAATTAACACTCCAGGTATTCTAGTAATAAATTCAAGAGTTTTATCAAGCTTATTCTTTAGTTTACCCCATGATTGCATCTGCATTACACCATCTTTATTAACTAATGATCTTTGATACTTTTTAGCTAACTCAGAAAATGAATCTATGATGACTGTATTTATATCAGAACCATTCCTTGGTACGGTTTGAATTTGAACTTCTTTAATGGTGAGATCTTTAGTAATCGTTTTATCAACCACTATCTTTCTTTGTTCAAATATACCACTAATTATATTGCCAAAAGCTTCAAATGTAGATGGCTTTAAGACTGGACAATTAAACATTTCCTGTATCTCAGCTTCACCACCAAGAGTATGAGAACCATGTTCAGTATCAAACATTAAGATTTTATTCATCTTACTTTTTCCTTTCTATTTTAGAGACAGATAGCCTGTAGAATTAACTATATGTCTATTGATTATTTATTCCTTAGCTAAATATTTATAAAGTCTATCGGCAAATAACTGTACAACATCTTCAGTTACTAAATAGCCTTCTGGAGTTTCATCACCAGCTTCAAGTCTTTTATATTTTAAAAGTAGTTCTAAATATATCTGAATTACTTGCTGCTGAGCTCTGTTCTTATCCATATTTAACTATCTGAAAGTACAAAAAAATAACTTTAATTCCAAGAGTTATTGAGGGAGCAAACCAAGAAAATAGTCTACTCCCTCCCTTCATTATACCATATATTATGTTAATGCGACTGGCACAACATATTTTCCTATTGTATCACCATCTCTCCAAGCAAGAGCTTCTTGTACTGTTGCTGTAGTAACTTCCGTTCTCCATGTACTTTGTGTGTTGTTAGGAATGCCTTCAATACAACTTTCCCCTGTAGATGGATTAATCATCTTCAAGTATGTTGCTGGAACCGTCTCTACTTTACTTCGTACTCCTTCATTCCATACAAATCCAGTTCTAGGAAGTTGAAACCTTAGAAGTTCATATTTTCTTCCATCAATTTCATCTTTATGAACTACTTCATGGTCTAAAGTTGCAAGTACAGTTTCTGAACCGAAATGTTCAAGTAATTCAGTTCTCTTTGCTACATTAGTAAGACAGAAAATATCTGAAGTTTTTAATTTGCTCCAGTCATTCTTAGATTCAGCTGATCTCATTAACCTAACTACTCTTGTGTTCTGATAATTAGATCTAGCATTTCTATTTCTGATCTTCCTATCCTCTTGAGTATAGTGAATAGCCATATCTTTAGCTTTCTTAGGGATTCTTCCTATTAATTCACCTTCCCAAGTAAACTTCATTGGAAAGTAAGTAGCAACTGTTGTTCCATTCATATTGACTAAAGTACCTTGTCTCAGGAATTTTAAATCAACATTATTTACCATACCTAAATTAAGAAATCCTCTCAATGTATAGGCATAATTTCCTACCTTTTTTTTATTTGCATCTACATTCCTATAGTATTCACCCTCGATTAGTTTTATATAATCTTTAGTGATATTAGCAACAGGAATTTTATGATCATTTCTTTCATACCAAGATCTGTCATAGCAATATACATTTATAGTTTTATTACTAGCTTTTATAAATGAATATGCAGTCCATCTATATCCAAATCCAGGATAGAAAATGATCATGTCATTCCTTTTGCCATCCTTAAGAAGATCTAGAATCTTTTTCTTTCTTTCAGGACCTCTTATACTATTCATCCAGATACTCATCAGTCTACTACATTTCTTGCTCTGCCAGCAATATGATCAAACTCCTGTACTATTCTTACTTCATAAAGACCAGTAGGCATTGTAAGAGCATTATGTTCTTCGTGATTGATGGTTGATTCACCTTCGATATTAACATACTGTGGAATATCTCCTACAGATGTCCTCCTTCTTCCAAACGCAGTTATTTCTACACCTGGAGGATTCTTATCCATATAGAATGAATGAGAATGACCTGTAACTTCACCAAAAGCAACTGTTAATTTCTTACCTTTAGCTTGTCCATTAACATGAGCGGATTGAACTTTATTAGAGTGATATCCAGGCACATTTTTACCAGGTTGTAATATTTCATTATTATCAGAACCTTTTATGATATTCCATCCTTTATCAGTATCTACATTTTCCTGCTTAATAAACAGGACATCACCTTGTTGATATTTTATAGCCATGATTTCTCCTTTACTTTGCTAATTCCCAACCCTTTTTAGTCAGGACTATTTGTTTCTTTTCTTTAACAGCATTTACTAGAACTTGCATAGGAACATATTCACCTATGAGAAGTTTTAATCTGTATGCTGAACTGACATAAAGCATCCAATAGATTACTTTCTTTGCCATTACTTTACTCGTATTTCCAGTATAGTTTCTGAACATGGTTAATCCAATAGCAAAACTTACTGGAGATTTCTTTAATTCCACCATTCTTTGAAGACATGCTTTTCCACCAACTATTTTTAAAGTTACAAATATTCTCCTTAAATGACTTGGAACAGATGCACCTCTAAGATATCTCCATGCCCATTGAGATCCAGTTATCTTTTCAACAGTATTGCATTCGACAAAATATTCATCAAAACGAACCGATGATTCTGAATTATGTCTAATTGCTTTTATTGTTTTCTTGCCCAGATCTTTATGAACAGCAAGCCTTCTATTTCCATTGATAAGCACATTATTGCTTGAAACCACTATTGGTGACATTAATCCTACTTTTGTAACAGATTTCATAAGATTACTAAACTTCTTATTTCTATCTGTTCTTTCTGGTGGATTATCTGGATTAGCTTTAACATCCTTAACTTTCATTGTTACTAACTGCATGTAGTTCTCCTTTTCTTTTTGTTCGGTACTTCCTTTCCCAATTGATCAATTATCTTATTTAGCTGATCAATCTTATTCTGTGCTTCACAATTCTCTAATTCAAGTTCATCTATTCTATTATGAAGCAGTGCTATTTCTTTATTCATCTTTGTCTCCCTTATA